TACTTTACCTACAGTTTTACCTGCGCCATAAATAAATGGAAAATACAATACAGAGTCTGCACCAAATTTTACACGATTTAATAATTTTCTTACCGCATCTTTTTGTGGATCTTCAGCAACGCCACCTTCAAAATCTACTTCTCTATTTACATCTAATTGACTTGGACCAAATTTAAGAGCATCACCAATTGTTCCAATGTTTTCTGCATCAGCAACTAATGTTTCACCCGCTGCTCCACCCAAGACACCCGCTGCAAAACGCTTGACTCTTGCTTTGTCATTTAATTTATAAACTTTCTCCATACCTTTTCTAAGATTCTTACCTTTTAGATTTACGTATGTTCCTTGTTTTCTAGCCTTCAATGCTTTAGTTGCAAGCTTACTTGCTATCTTTGCACCGGCTCCTGCAGGTATACCTATTTGAACTAGTGCTTCTAATATTTTACCCGCCGCTCGTTGCTCGGCTATCTCTTCAAAAGGATTTATGTAATCAAAAGCTTGTTCTACTTTAGCTGCAGCATTAGCTGTCATGCCTGTAGCATCCATAATCTCTGCACCAAGTGACGCGAAGCCTTCGGGTATTTTTATAATACCTGATGCTATACCGTTAAGCCCTGCTTCTAATTGTGATACTTCATGGTTGTCTTCTGAATCAGACCTAAGAGGGTCCTTTGAAGGAGACGAAGAAACTGTAGAAGTTAATGGATCAATGTATGCCATCTATACTCCTTAATTAAATGGTTGTCTTTTAATCTCTTGGAAAGTGTATGGATTATAAGTAACAAGTTCTCCAGGTTGATCATCAGTAGCTGGAACTCTTTCTACAAAAACTTTTAAACCTGGGTGAAAATAAATTCCACCAGCATTCATTTTACCATAATCAAATCTAGCATCACCACTTTTTATATCATTAGGAACTACACCTACAACTTGTGCTATAAACTCTTGACCTTCTTTTGATCTATTAGCATTCCCTTGAATTTTACTTGCAAATTCTGCCATGTTAGCCGGATATAATTGTCTTATGTTTTTACTGTATTGGTTTTTTGCTTCTTTTGTATACTCTTTATATAGTTCAAAATATTTTCTATCATCAGAAAAATCTTTTTGCATGTTACTAGTGCCTGCTTTTTTTAATCTTGCATTTCTTTCAGCTATCTGTTGGTTAAGAGATGTTGAAACAGCACTACTTGTTCTACCGGCCATAGCTGCTCGTCTCTTGTCATCTGCTGTTACAAAACTGCCATAAGCATCTGCTGCTGAATCTCCAAAACCTTTACCTGCCATTAAACCAGCGCCAAATTGACCAATAGGTAATCTTGTTTTTGGAACAGGTGCAAATTTATTCATAGCCCCTGTTATAGCTTCTACATCTGCTGCTGTTCTTTCATCGGTAAAAGGTGATGTACCTTCATTAAAACCTGTTCTATCAACAAGGCCATCCATAATCCCTTGGTTAGAAGAACCACCTCTATTAAACATTGGTCTTTTTAAAATTCTAGGCATAATTATTTCTGTGGTCCAAATATTCTACCATAAATATCAGCTCCCATCAAGCCAGCACCAAGCGCTGATTCTAATGGACTTGCTGATCTTGCGTCTGGTGATTCTGAAATCTGTACACTTCCCGCTCCTGGTGTTAAACCTGAGATACCTTGACCTAACATATTTAATCTTCTTCTAGGATCATCAACAGCCATTTGTGCCGCTTGTCTTTGTGCATCAAGCACTGCTTGATTCTGTCCTTGTTGTGCTGAACCTAATGTACCAAGACCTGCTATTTGTGATTGTGCAAAACCTTGTGCTGTGCCACCTAAACCTGATTGTAAATTAGATAAGCCCATTTGATTTTGTAAATCTTGTTGTCTTGATTGTTGTGCATTTTGAAAACCTGATTGTCTTAAACCTGATTGTAAAGTTCCTCTACCTCTATTACTTAACGCATCAAATTCTGCTTCGGCAATACCGTGACGACCACTACCAAAAGCCCCACCTGCTACTGCTTGTGCACCTAAACCTGTTCTAGATTTTGCTGCTTGTGCGTCATAGTCTGCAAGTGATGTATCTATAACTTGTTGTTGATAAGGTGACATGTAAGATTGTATTGAACCTGCGCCCGTACCTGCGCCTGTTCCAGTTAAAGCTCCCGCTGCTCCCGCTGCAGTTCCCGCACTTTGTAAATAAGGTTGATAAGCACCAAGCCCTGTTGTTGGGTCTGTTGCTTGTGCGTATGCTGCCGTTTGATAAGCGTCTTGTGCTGCAACTTGCGGTGCAAGATCAGCCATACCAGCTTTAGTAATACCAAACTGTTGTGCTTGTTGTTGTCTTTGTGAAAATTGTAAAGCACTTTCACCAGGTTGTTGTGCTGTTGCATTAGTAATTGAAGGTATACCAGCTTGTCTTGTAAGATCTGCTGCATACGTTTTACCTAACGCTTCAATATATTCTGGTGGTAAATTTCTTTGTTCTGTTATTGCCATTATGATACTCTACTTTCTAATTTTTTCATGGTGTTGTACATTTTCTGTGCTCCCTTTTGTATGCTCCCGCCGCCCGCTGCTCTAACCGCATCTGCTGTCATTACGAATTCATTCTTGGCTAACATAGCAGGTACATCATCTTTACCTTCTTGTCTACCTAAGGGTTGAAATCCACCATTCTCTCTCATATCAAATTCTGGTCCGTCCTGTGCCATTTGCATAGGTCCTGGTATTGATGGTAGTCCTGCTTGCTGGTTCTGTGCATTAGGATCCATATTACCTGAATACATAATTGGTGGTGCTCCGGCTTCCATTTGTTTAGCTTCTCCGCCTATCATGTAATTTAATCTCATAAGGCCACCCATGTTTTGATTAACCCTACCACCTTTGTTATACAATGATGGCCTATCTAATAACATTTGATCAAGTTCAGCTAAAGTTTCATTACCCGTAAGAGTAACATTTGGATGATCATATTTAAATACATTTAATAAATCGTTGTAAGAAGCTCTTCCTGCTCCTGGGTCAATAGTTCTACCGTCAGCAAAACTTCCATATTTAAGATCATCTGCTTGCATTTTAGCATATTGTTCATCATTGTAGTTATCCATTATTTGTTCGTAACTTAAACCTTGTCCAACACCTTGTTTTAAATAATCTATTTGTCCTTGTTGACCTCCCCCTATAGCACCTTGATTGGGGCCTAAGTTAAACACATCATATTGACTATATTCAGGAATTAAATCATCGCCAGACATACCTGAAGATGTTTGTTGATCTCTTATATCTTTAAGCTGAGATAAATAATCTGCTGATAATGTAGGTACAGCTGGTGTCATCTGTGCATCTAGAGTTTGAGATGTGTTTTGTCCACTAGGTCGTGCATGGACCATATTGCCACCTTCAACTCCTGAAGGTAATCCTCCAAAGTTATTTTGTTGTTCTAATTTACCTTGATAATTAATTGAACTTGGAACATACCCAGGTAATCTGGCTCTCGCTGCTTCCATTATTCCTTGATTAGTTTGTCTCTGTGCATCGTTAATTCTTTTGTTTTGTGCTGCGGTGTTAGTCATACTAATACCGCCTGTTTGATAATTTCTTCTCATAAGTCCTCCCATATTTTTATTGTTTCTTTCAACAAAAGCATCTTTTTCTGCATCACTCATTGCTGAATATTGTGGATCATAAGCAAGATAGTTATCCATGTAAGTTCTCATTTGTGTTCCAACTCTTTGTCTTCTCTCTGCCATGTAAACTGCCATATCTTCACCAGGTTCTGGTTCTGGATAATCGGCTACAAATTTTTCATAAAGATATGTGGCTGCTGATGTTACTCCACCTACTAATAATTTTTCTTTTACTGCCTGATTTAATTTTTTTCCAAAAGGAATTTTATCAAATATTTTATCTGTTGTTTTTTCCATAAAACCTTTTCCTTGATCTTCTGCAAATTTTTTTGCACCAGCATTGCCGTCAGATAAAAAATTATTTGTCTCTGTGCCTTTTGTACCTTTAAAAAATCCACCTATACTATCTTTAGTGCCTTGATTTAAAAATTCTTTATATCCACTAGCACCTGCATCTCTAAAACCTGCTGAGGTCATACCTCTATTAAAAAGTTCTCCACCTGCATAAGTTCCAACACCTTGTTTAAGTGCATCACCTATACTTCCTCTTTGATCAAATCGACCAACACCTCTCATGACACCGGCAACTGCTGGTCCATAACCTGGAATCATGGCAACAAACGGTGCAGCTTTAACTGCAATGTCTGCTAATTCATTCGGAATAATTTTTCTAACTTTTTCTTTAACCCAACTACCAAGACCATACCCTTGTCTGGCATTCATAATGCCACCATTAGCCCGTAATTGTCTTCTCATTTGAGATCTTGATATCATAATTTTTATCTATTGGTTAAAGCAGGGATTGTACCTGAGTTTATATTATTATCTCTTTTTACAAAGTAAAGCAAGTCTATGTTGTAACAGTTCTTGGTGTTACTTCCATGGCAGATAGTATTACATGAAGCCTATTTACTGCAGATGCTGATACTTTTAAAATTTCACCAGTTTCCAAAATTAAAGGATTAGTTAAAATCTCTGTTGGATCGGAAGGTTGACCTCCTCCAACAGCGCTTGGAATATCTTTTTGAAACACAAGACTAAATACAGCGCCACTTGCATTAGTTATAGTTATAGTTAATTGAGCACTATTACCACTATCATCGCTGACTAATATAGATTTTATTATAGCAGTTGTAGCTGCAGGAACCGTATATAAAGTAAGTGTTGCGTCTGATGTAATATCTAATTTTTTATTTATAAAATTGTTAGCCATTATTTACCTAAAAAGAAAACAATTGCATCACTGTCTTCTGTTTCTTCTTTTTGAAAGGTTGAATTTAATTGTTCTATTAAACCATTTAAATCTCTAATTAAAGATTCAAATGCTCTTCTATCATATTTTTCTGGTGGTTGTGTAAGTGATTGTACTATTTTTGCCATTATCTTCTACCATCTGGTTGTATGTCTAATCTAAATGTACCTAATTTCCAAAATTGATCTGTACTGGTGTTATCTATTTTTAAAGAAACAGATCTAGCCCTAGCTCGTGTATCTATTTTCTGTGTACCTGATGTCACTGTAAATGGTCCAAGTGTAGAACTTGCTGCTGTATCATTTGGAAAATCTCTTAAATTTAATGTAATTCTTGCATCTCCAGTCTGTGCTAAAAAATCTGGTATGACTCTTCTAATTTTCATCATAAACTCGCCATCACCTTGTAAACCTTGTGAACCTATATCAAAATCTCCAGATTCAATCGATGCAGCAATTGCGGAAATTGCACCTTCTTTAATTTGATTTAACCCTGTTTCATGTTCAAAATATGTTGAGGTACCATCTGTGCATCCAATCACATGATCTTTGTTTGTTGTAGCTGTTGTGCCACTTGCATCATATTCTGTTGCATGAGGCTTACCAAATACTGCAGAATCTCGCCACGCAGTTCTAGCTAATGTACCTGTAGTCCATACGGGTCGCTCGCTGCTTGAATCTAGATAATTATATGCAACCATTCTATTAACTGTGCCTGACCCAGAGTTAGGGTAGAACCACATAATCTCACCAAACAAATTATTTAAACCTGCGGTAATATGTTGTTTTGGAATTGTGTTAATATCATCAAAAACATGATCTTCAACTAAACAAGGTAAAGATTCTAGTCTACCAGAATATCTAAAGAAACCATTTTCTGACATCCAATATGCAGTACCATCAACTTCTACGGCTGCGTTTTTACCAATTAACCCACAGTTTGTACCAACTTGTTGAAATGAAAAAGTAAATGGAGGACCTACAAATCGCATAGTAAATAACGCTGTATCTGTCCAAACATAAATTGAATCTCTACCTCTTAGAGCCCCAACAATTCTTGACCCATCTGATAGTCTTTGAGTCCCTGCGGTGTTAGCAGCGGTAGGTGTGTATGTATTAATATCTTCTTGAGACGAGAATCTAATAAACATTTCATCTTGCGTAGATTTAGTTCCAATAGTTGTTTCAGTTCCAAAAAAAATTAAATGTCTATCTGGTGTAGATATAAGGCTAAACCTAGAACCTGTTGGAGCACCTGTTATAATTGTTGCTCTTGTTGTATTAGCTGTTGTTGGATCTGAATCCCATTCAAAACTTTCTCCATTAAAAATTGTAGCTATTAATTTATTACCAAAATTATCTAACGACCATAAACCAGGGTCTGTTATAACATCCCCTGATACAGCGGTGTTCCAACCAGCGTAACTTGAAGAATCTCTTACAGTGGCTCCTGATGAATGAATAGCAGCAGTTGTACCTAATGCTCCTCTTGTTAAACCCGTTAAATTATTACCACTTACACCTGTATAAATAATTATTTCTTGGCCTATAATAATTCTACCTGAAGATGGGAAAGATGATGCGCTGGCCATAGTTAGAGTTGTAACCGATGCATTAATTGATGATGATAAGGTTGATGTAAATGTTCCAGATAATGTACCACCCCATGAGCCTAGTCCCCAACCAGTAGATGCAACTTCAGCTGCAGGTCCAATTGAAAAATAATGTTTTATTCTAATACCACCAGATGTAGATGCACCAGAACCGGATTCATTAGAAGGCAGTGTAATTGTTAAAGTAGTTGTTGTTGGTATAGATGTTACTTGAAATTTTTTATCGTCAAAATTAGAAGCTGTAAAACCAGAATTAGTAATAGATGAAAAATTATCCAATAAAATAATATCACCTTTATTTATATTATGTGGTGATGCAAAAGTTATTGTAATTGCAGCTGAACCATTAGTTGAACTAAAAGCACTTGTTAAAGTTGTTGTGCTTTTAAGAGGAGTAATATCGTAGAAAATACCACCAGAGTATGCATATAAAATTCTGTTAGTTCCTAAAATTGCGTACTTAATACCTGATGTATTAATAAAATGGTGAATAGCTGTATTACGTCCTGTAATATCAACGGAACCTAATTGAGCCCAGCCACCTATTTTTTCAGGTAAACCATATCTAAATCTAACATTGTCACCATTAACCCATTGGCTCTCGCCGCCAGTTGATGTAACTTGTTTATTAAATCCAGGTTGAAAGTTTACTTTTTGAAGCATAATTATCTTGCCGTTCCAGGCACGTTTCCACTTGATACGAATTGAGTTTCTGCAAAAGCCATGTAAATGTATGCACCACCAGAAGCATTATAGTTACTATTATTATGTCTAAGTTTAAAACCATTAGATAATCCATCTATATTAAAACTTTCATCTGTACTTTCAGCATCAGCACCTTGTGCTTTTAAATATTTATTCATAACATTAAATGGATTTCTTTTATTATCCATGATAGCCCAATCACCAGTACTATCTGTTCTTTTTGTCATAACAAATGCTGGTTTAAATCCTGTGTAAACAAATGGTCCATCAACATTTCCATTACCTGTGTAGCTTCCAACTTTTGAGTAACCTTGTATATTTGTAAAACAATAGGCAATATGATTTCCGTCATTTGTATTACCTTCTGCTTCACTACCAAGTGTAAAAACAGAAGATGTTGGTTCAGTATCATTCCATCTGGTATTACTATCTGAAACAACATTGTTAGTAGCCCATCTCATAACTTTTGTTGCACCTAAAGGCGACCATTGCGTAGCCCATTGTTGACCATCGCCTAAATGTTTTATTAATATTACGTCAGGTTTTGCACCTAGATGATGTGGAATTGTGTGACCAGCTGTTCCATTTCCAACATATCTAATTATTGAAAAACCAGCGTCTGTATTTACCGATCCTGTATAAGTTTTAGCTGTACCAGAACCGGATGTGCTAGTTGATGAAATAGTCGTTCCAGCCCTCCAACACCAGGCCACCGTGGGTGAGTTATTATTATTCATGTGAGCATTACTACCGAGAGTAAAACCATCTGAACCAAATGCTGTTACACTTGCTATAGCTTCTTCAGCACCAGCACTATTTGCTAATATATTTTTTCCTGTTCCTCTAACTGTATCATGCAAAGAATGTCCCTCTGTGGCATTTCTTGCTTTACCCCAAACCCAATTTGGTGCAAATCCCACTCCTGTAATTGCTTGTGTTCCAGCATTACCAGTATATAAAACTATATTAAAATAATCTGATGGTTTGTCTATATCTGTATAAGCCATTATCCATTCTCCGCTAGGTTTTTTGTGTTAAGTGCAAAATAGCCACTAGGTACTGCAAATTCAAAGTTTCCAAATCCATTACCATCTGCATTGCTTGATGAGATTGCTGTAGGTGGAGAGCCAAAGTTAGTAATCCAAGTAAAAGCAACACCACTTGTGTTATCAGCTACATAAGGTACCCAATTCATTGAAGCATCTGGTGTCCATGTAAAAGCTGCATTTGTTTTAGAAGCACCACTTGTGGGATCGCCACTAGCTTGAAAAGTACCATTTTTAGAAAAATAAACTGCACCATTATCTAAATCCATAGCAACACCAATAATATCACCAGCAGTATAACTATTTCCATAAGATGAATCACTTCCGTTATTTTGTTTAGTGCCATCTGGATTATAACCATATCCCCAAGTTTTTTTACTAGGCATATTTGATTTATCATCTTTTGCTAAATCTGATATTCCCACATTTGAGTTATTTGAACTACTTATTGCATCTAATTCAACTTCCAAATACCATTTACCGTTTGATGGTGCTATTGTTCCAACTGCTGTATGTAATTGTGAAGCTGTAGCAGTTAATTTTAAATTACCTTCTGATAATACTCCAGTTTTTGAAGCATATACATCTAAAGGATTTAATGTTGCAAAATTATTTGTGCAAGTATCGGTAGACTGATCTACTGCTGTAAGGTTAGTAACTGCAAAGTGATTAGTATTACCAGATGTATCTGCACCCATACCACTAGCATTTGTTCCTGTTCCAGCTTGTTTAAATTCTAAATAAAATCCATTAGTTCCAAAAGTTAAACCAGATACATCTATTGGTTTCCATATTCCACTATCTTCGTCAAATTCTCCAAAGTCTGTTGGTGCTAATGCTAGACCATCTATATAAACGTATTCTGAAAGATACGAATGAAGATTTGAAGTATTTCCTATCAGTCCACCAATAAATTCTTTATTAGTTTGACCACCTTCAAAAATATCACATTGAGAATTTTGATCCATATATGTATCTGTTGAAAAACTTGTAACTTGTGTACCATTAACATACAATTTTGCTCTATTTGCTGCTGTGCTTTGGGTTGTGTCTATAGAATATACAATATGCGACCAGGCTGATGGATCCCTAAATAATTGACTTGTTTCTAAAATAAGTTCCGAACTATTATTTGTTGAAGTTATAATTCTTATTTTTTCACTATCTCTCCAACTAATGTAACCTCTGTTATTAGTATCTGCAACTGTGTTTGAATAAAGAAAATGTTGACTGCCATCTATATTAGTTCTTTTAACCCAAAAACTAAAAGTTCCTTTTGTTAGACCAGTTTCAGAACCACCTTTTGATCTAACTAAATGATCTGCACCATCAAACCTTAATGAGTTAGCTACATTAAAACCTGTATCTTTTATGGAGTTAGTTCCAAAAATTAAAGGCATTTTAAGATCCTAATTCTGGGAATTCTCCTAATGGTCTTTCAATGACTTCAGGGTCCCCTTCATCAGCTGTATTTACATACGTGTATAAAGTTTCAATTGCTGGTGTATCAGATGCGTTAGTAATTAATGTTTCCATTGCTGCCCCTTTAGTTCTTACAGCTGCTCTAAATGTTGTAATAGCTGAAGGCACGTCAGTATTTGCATCTGCTTTTCTTAAAATATACCAGTCTGTATTTTGTAGTATTCCAGCTACTTGTTGTTTAATAGTTTGAATAAAGTTATATTTTAAACCTCTCATTTTAATAGTATCTGTGTCAGCTCCTGTTGGTGCATCCCCATCATCTATTTCATCTTGTGTCCAAGTAGTATCTGCGTGTGCTTTAGCTGTAGCGTCACCATATGCGGCTGTTACTGTTCCAGCGTCAGCATCATACGTAAAAGTCTGGTTAGTATTAATATAATACTTTTCATCTTTTTTATTACTATTATCAAATGTTATCTCATAAATACCAATAGCTGCTAATTCACTTGCAGTCCATACTGAAAATATTTTAGCTGGATATTGAACATCTCCTATAACCAAACGTTTAGGGTGGTTAACATATTTTGAAATTGATCCGTCTGTTATTATTGCATACATATTATATCCTAACTTTCACTTAAATTTAATGTTCTACCTACTTCTTGCCATACAGCACCGTTAAAACGAAAAACTAAAATATCTGTTTTACCATCTGTATCTGTTGTTGTGGGCGCGGTTGATGCTGCAAATTCAAATATTGTATTAAAAGCTATTGTATGACTTCCATTGTAATTAATTTCAAGAACAATAAAAGCACCTTCAACATTATTACTTGGTGCAGAGAAAGTAGTGTTTTCTGTTGTTATATGATAAGCGTTTGCTGCAGCACTTGCGTCCCAGGCCACGGCATTCGATGAGGAAGTAATTGCTACTTGTGCAACATTAGCTGCTAAAGCAAATGTAGCAACTCCTGCTTGAGCAAGTGTTCCACTAACATCTAAGTTTCCATTAACATCAATTAAAGTAGAATTAATTTCAACTTCGTCATCAGCATTAATATCTAAATCACCATCAGCGTCTGATCTTATATTGATAGCAGAATCTCTAAACTGAAGTTGCATATCGGTATTAAGTAGTAATCCATCGTCAGCAACGTGAGTTAAAGTAACTTCACTATCAGCACCAAATTTTAAAACAGCAGCATCTGTACCTAAAACTAAATCATCGCCAACAGTAACGTCAGCTGCGAAAGTTAGATTACCAGTATTATCTCCTGATATCCAAATTACATCTGATGCTTCTGAACCACCACCATTAGCATTTGTTCCTATTTTTAATTGACCATCTCCTGTATTGCTATCGGCATTTACTTGAGGCCCAATTATTACATTTCCATCACCAGAAGTTATATCATCGCCAGCTTTTTCTCCTATTAAAACATTAAAATCACCTGTTAAATCTTCACCAGCGCTTATACCCATAACAACATTACTTTTTCCAACTGTATTAAACCTCATGGAATTTTGACCAACAGTGACATTACTATGACCAGTAGTTATTCTGGTAGCAGCACCAAATCCTATAGCTACATTATTATCCCCACTTGTTATTGCATCTAAAGCACCACTTCCAATACCAACATTACCAGTAGCAGCATTCAAAGTTCCTGTAGTTGAATGACCAACTAATAAAGAATTTGTAAAATTTGTTCCACCAGATTTACCTGGTATTGCAAGGTGTGTAGCATCAGGAACTCCGTCTAAGAAGTTTAATTCAGCAGCAGTAGAAGTCACGGCAGTTGAACCAATAACTAATCCTGTTGTAGTAGTTGTTCCAGCAATAGTTACATTACCAGAACCATCTCCAGAAATCCAAGTTGTCGTTGTTGAACCATCAAAGCCAGCAAT